AATATTTTCATATGAGGTACATTTAAGATTAGCATCTTGAAGTTTTACAGTTTCATAAGTAGTGTACCATAAATCTTCTGGTATATTATACAGAGTAGACTTATTAGTAAGTTTAATTATGTCACTGCCCTCATATTTAGTCATTTCAGTAGTTTTGACAATATCATTAAGATATCTTCTGACCTCTTCTGTTTTCTCAAATGAATCCCCTAGTGGATTATTACCACTAATAAGTTCAAGAACTAATCCTTCTTGGGCAGTAGTAAGGAATACTGATTTCTCGTATTCATCCAAACCTGGTGCTTGATTACTTGCTATGTTATTATAAAGTATATCAAATTCATTTGAAAACTCTTGATTAGTCATAGTCTTAGTTCTTTAATTTTGCCTCTAAAGCAAACTTGATTTCTTGATTCTTTGGTGCATTAAGGAATTTAGCTGCTATATTAAGAGTAGGCTCTTCATTGACTTCACATAGTGGAGTATTATCACTCTTTAAGTATAAATAATTACCTCTATTTGAAATAAGTCCTGCCTCAATAGCTCTCTTAATAAGTACCTTAGTACTTAACATTGGGTCTGTAATAACTCTCAAGAATATCTTACTATCAGCCTGAATAAGAGTATTAATTCTACCCTGTAAGAACTCAAGCTTAACTGTAGGAGCAGTAGGTCTACCATCAATAGTTTCTACTATTACTCTTAGAGTATTAATATCATTTTCAATCTTACCAAACTCCTTATAGCATTTCATTGTAGCACTCATATTATCCTTAGCTGACTTAGTTTCATCACCCTCAGAGATGATTACAAATTGATAAGTAGCCTTAGGGGAGTCTTGAAGTGCTTGCAATGAAGGAGCAATATAATCTTTATTTGCTAAGAGTATCTTATATCTAATGTAGTCTTCTGGGTCAGCAAGGTTAAGATAATTATCTTGCTTTGTAAGTCTAACTCTAGAGATACCATTCTCATTAGAATCATCCCAAAAGTTATCTACCTTCTTATAAATACTTAGTGCATTGTATTCTAATCCCATTACTTCCTCAAGAAAAGCTTTCTCAGAGTCAGTAAGAATGTTTACAAACATTCCTGAAGATAATCTAGGAACTACAAAAGTTCTAACTGCATTTTCAGCCATACCACCAAAAAGAATATGTTTAGGATTAGTAACCATACCACTTTCCTTTGGAATATGTCTGATAATTACTCTCTCATTTCTTAAACAATTAACTGTTGCAGCAGTACTCTTTACAGTAGCCTGCTTAGTTTCTTTAGCCATTGGGATTTCTTTTTCTACTACTTGTAGTGGGGCAGCCTCAATAGTTGAATCATCAATATCAAAATCAGGCATATCATACACTACTTTTTCTTCCATTTTCTGTTTTTCCATAAACTTCTCCTTTAATTAAAAATAAAGGAGAGTAGGAGTTATTTTCCTACTCCCCTTTTATCATATTAGCCCTGTAGTATAGCAGGGATAAGTGACATTGTTCTAGTTGGGTCAAGAACACAAATACCAAGTGTTGCCATTCTGTGGATTACAGCAGAATCCTCATCAAATGACATATAAGGATTGTTCTTCTGACCTGTGAATGGGTTTCTTAATCCCCACTGATAACCTCTGTACTCATCATCACCCTTAATCTTACACTTAAAGATATTAGGTTGGTCCATAGTACCAATATACATAATATCATATCTGTAAGACATTGCTACACCACCATTAGGGTGAAGTACCTTATTTCTTACTGGGTCATCATAGTAAGGGTCAACATCTACCTTAACTCTAACATTGTTAGGTGCTAGATACTCAACAAACTGGAATCCAGCTGCAAGAGCATTTGAGTGAAGATTAGAACCTGTCTTCTTGATAATTGCAGCATTACCATCAGTTACAAACTGAGTCCATCCTGATACTTCATTAAGTACTGCCTTATGGAACTGAATAGCACCTCTTTCACCTGTCTTGATTAAGAAGTATCTATCACCAAAGTCTAACTTAGCAGCAGATAGCTCATATAGTGCATCCTCAAGCAACTTCAGTGAGAATGTATTGTAATACATAGTGTTAGCTACTTCCATTTGCTCAAATAGACCAGCACCTGTCTTGATAGCATTACCTGACTTACCAAAGTTCATATACTCTCCATTTGCATTTCTATTGCTTCTACCAAATGCAAGAGCATTGTTCTTATACTCTGAGAATTGAGCCTCTACTTCATAGTCAACAACATGCATCCACATGTTCTTAACAAATCTCTTACCAGTCTTATCAATACCTGGGATACCTACTGCAAGCTTCTTATTAAGCATTGAGCCAGGAACCTTGTGTTGGATTCTAATTGTAGACCACTCATTTCTCATTGATACAGGAGAACTGAATCTTACATCACCAACCTTTCTTGAAAGCTCCTTCTCAACAAATGCAGCCTCAATAGAGAATCTCTCACCTGCAAGAAGTCTCTCAGCAGGGCAACCTACAGTGTTACCACCAGCAAGTTCTACCTTATAAACTGCATTAGTTCCTTCCATTCTTGGGTCTCCAAGAATTCTAAACTGATATAGCTCATTAAGATTACCTACAATATACTCACCATCAGCAAACCAATCCTCTGGGAATACAAGATAGAAAGGAGCAGTGCCTACTCCAACCATACCACTGTTAGCTGTAACAACAGTGCCATTCTCATCTCTTGCCTCTATAAGAGGAATATTTCTTCTTGACGAGCCAATTACATCCCAGTAATACTCACTATCATCCTCAAACTCTTTTACAGGGAATTGATTAAGGAATGTATCAAGAGTCTTTCCTCTGTGATAAGCAAGTAACTGAACCATCAGATTAGTTGCCTTCTGTGGAGCTGTCTGAAAAATAGAACCTAAGTGGTTCTCCTTAGTAAGACCCTTCCAATGTTGGAATCCTACCATCTGAAATTTACCTAACTTTCCAGCCATCGTAAAATAAATTTAATTGTTATTTATATTGAATTTTAAATGTCAAGGTCCCAACTTCTTGCATTAGATTCTGGGTCATCCTCAACTCCACTAGCAAATCTTAAATTACCATCAAAAGTTCTAGCTGTGCTGTTGAGTGTGGTCTCCAGTTCTCTAAGACCTTTCTTTACTTCTTTTTTAACTTTGCCTTTAACCAGTTTGTCTATATTCTTAAATCCATCTGTAAGTGTGAATAATAGACCTAGATTCTTAAGGAATTCAACTCTATTTTCCTTCTCATACTTCTGGATAGCAGTAAATAATTCCCCTGTTTCAGGGTCCTTATAAATAGGCTTACTTACACTATCAAATGCCTTCTGTCTTGTAGCTTTATCAAGTTGGATATCTCCAAATACTTCCTTATCTTCAAGCAAAGACTTCTTTAGCTTTTCTGCCTGTTTCTTGTTTTCCTGCTTCTGTCTCTCTTCCTCCTTCTTAGATTCTTCAATAAGATTATCATAAGAATCTTCAAAGAATTGTATATTACTAGTCAAAGCCTCCTTAGCATCTTCTATATCAGAACCTGAGGTAAAAGACTTATTTACTTCTCTTTCAGCTCTTTCTTTTGTATAACCTCTATTAATAAAGTCCTGATAAATTAGTTGCTTTCTTAAGGTTTCTCCCTTATCACTTTCATCAGTGATATGTTCCTCCTTAATAGAATTTAAATAATTAAGAGCATTTTCATATCTCTTAATCTCAGTAGCCTCAACTCCTACATTTAGAGCCTCATCAATTCTTCTCTGTCTTTCATCAATACCAGCTTTAATCTGAGCATCAATTAGGTCTCTAAAATCTTCAGCAGTTGTAGCTTTATCTGCTATATCATCATCAAGGTCAGGGAAGATACCTTCTTCTTTCAAGGCTTTGGCAATGGAAGAGTAGAAGTTGTTTTTGGGAGAAGCACCATTACCTTTCTTAGTTCTGGTATCTTCCTTTTCCTCAATGTTATCTTCTGGTTCTTCACTACCTACGCCCTCTGGTTCATCAGCAAATAAATCATTTACATCAACAACCTCAGTAGTTTTTTCCTCTGTTTCTTTTTCTGTTTCTTTCTCCTGTTTATCAGGTGGAGTCTCCTGTAATTCTTCTTCATCCATGAACAGGTTATCAATTTCCTCTGCTCCTAGGATATTGTCTAAATTAAGTTCTTCCATATCTTCTACTTCTTTTGATAAAACAAGTACAAAGATATGCACAATTTCAAACTTACGCAAGTATATAAAGAATACTCTTATAATAGTATAAGAAAATTATTTATCTTATATATAAAAGAGAGGGCAAGATATTAATCCTGCCCTAACTTAATTAGTGTTCTTTGAAGTAATTCCATAGCTTGGAGCCCTCTTTATAATCATCATCCTTGAACCAGAGCTTTTGGAGACATTGGTTTAGGTCTCCCAGCTCTTCTTGCAATAGTAATTAATTTTTAATAATTATTTACACTTCTTGCCCTTACCTTTGCATTTACTTTTACACTTTGCCATAATCATTCAATTTTAATAGTTAATTTTTCTAGACTCTTTTATTTGTTTTATTGTTTTTCCTAATATTTTCATTTCTTCGAATGAAAAATTATTATTTCTAGCACAATTACACTCGTAACAACAAGGAACAGTATTATCTTTTGTATGACCTTTAGAGTTATCTATTCTATCTAATCCTATTCTATTAGTATCTCCACAATATATACAGGGGGTGTCCATGATTTCTAACATATCTTCTATAGTATAATCACATATAGAGACAGAATTTATTTTATCTTTATGTTTGTAAGATGAAATCATTTTGGAAGCTTTTATTCTCTTTTCTTGAAGAGAATGTTTATCTTGAATTATTTTACTTCCTCTTTTTCTCTTTTTTCCAAATATAATTTCTTCTATAGTATAAGTATCTTTATGTTTAAAATATCTATTTCTAAT